AACACAGCATCAGCTAGCGGAATAGTCAGTACCTTTGGAGCACAGTTCAACGGTAATATGGGCATAGCGATACAAGGAATAGCAAAATTAATTTCTATACAAGAAGAAAATTTTGCCACATATCAAAAGCTCAGTGCCAGTGGTATTAACTTTTCAGGAAGTTTAACACAATTAAGATTATCAGCTGCCAACAGTTATCTTACCCTAGATCAATTTAGCAACATTCTTAAAAACAACAGTGAAGCGTTGGCTAGAATGGGCGGTACTGCCGATGATGGTGCAAGAGCATTTAGTATGGTAGGCAAAGAATTAGTACAAGGCGAAGTTGGAAAAAGACTTATGGCTATGGGATACACCGCTGAAGAAGTTAACAACGGGTTAGCAAATTATATAACACTAACTGGCGGTCGCAATGCTCAGGAGATGAAAGATACTAAAAGTTTAGCGGCAGCTACTGGAGTATATCTAAATGAATTAGATGAACTGGCTCAAATAACTGGAAAGAGTCGAGAACAACAAGAAGCTGTTCTTAAAGAAGCAAGTAAAAATGAAGCCTTTAATGCTTACATGATGACTCTAGATGAAGAAGGCAAAAAGAAAGCTAACATTGCTTTAGCAGAAGCAAGTGCTAAAGGAGGCAAAGGTGCCGCCGATGCTTTGCAAAGTCAACTGCTAGGGTTACCACCAATGACTAAAGCCGCACAAGAATTTACTGCTGTAGCACCTAAAATGGCCGCTGAGAATATAAAAATGGCCAATGCTGTAGGTGATGCTAGTAAAGGTGTTGGTGATATTAAAAGAGCAGGTGAAGCATTAGGAGTAGCCGCTAATCAAACAAAACGAGATTTAGGACAAACTGGTAACGCATTAATAATGCAAGGTGGAACTTTTAGTTCAACTATAGGAGCTATATTTGGAACTGCTAATAGAAATGCACAGCAAGGTGTTGAGACTTTGGCAGATGCAGAAAAACAACGAGAGAGTATAGAAGCTAAGAGACTTGAAAGAGAATCTTCTCAAGCTTCGAACATGTCTGATAGTATGAGAGGACTTAAACAACTTGGTGCCGAGTTGTGGGAAGTGTTTAGTCCACTAGTTTCTGCAGTTTCATATGTAGCATTAGCACTGGGAACCGTGGCAGGCGGAATAGCATCGGTTGTAAGAGGATTTAACGGTCTTTTTGATTCTATGGGAACATTTGGTACTGTGATAAAAGGGGCTATTGCGGCTATTCTAGCATTTATTTTAATTAAGAAAACTTCTGCCCTAGTGGAAACTGTTAAAGGTGGCGTTGGTGGTACCGCAGGAGCATTGACTAGTGTAGGAGGTAATTTAGCTGGAGGTGGCGGAAGTGGCGGAGGATTTATGGGATTCATTAGATCGTTAGGAACTGGCCTTGCTAGCCTAGCACCTATTGCCGTTCCTATGTTAATCGGTGCAGGCGCTGTAGCAGGTGTTATTGCTATACTAGGTGCAGGTGTTGCCGCAACTATTGCATTGATAGGATTATCATTACCTGTGTTTGCAAAAGGTTTATCAGATTTTGGATCTATTGATGGTAGTAATTTAATTAAAGTTGCTACAGGTGTAGGAGCACTAGGCCTTGCTATGGTAGCATTTGGTGCTGGAAGTGTCGTCGGCGGGTTGACTGCTGGTCTCGGGGGAGTAATAAACTTTTTTACAGGTGGCGGTGTAATTGGACAAATTGTTAATACGGTCAATACATTATCTCCGATACTACCACAACTAACAGCACTTGGCCCAGCTATTAACACCTACGCATCTGGAATTGTAGCTTTTGGGCGAGCAGTGAATACTGTAGATATTGCCAAAGCAGAAAAACTTAAATCTGTATTGAGCGGTCCTACTCCGGCAGAAGCCTTACAGAATGCCGGAGCACAAATGATACAGGCTGCAACAAAGTTTGTAACAGGTGGAAATGGAGCCGAAGAAAAAACACATTCCGAGATGCAGGCATTAAATAACACTATGAAGGATCTGCTCAAGTACATGAAAGATACTGCGGAAAATACCAAACGTACTCATGATGCTACTAAAGCATTGAACGGCAATTTGTTTGCTGTATAAAAGGAATTATTAAAATGGCAGGTTGGAGAAAATATTTTACCCCAGTTGATGTATCAGGAAAGTTAGGTCCTGTTAGCGGAAGCACAGGCATGGGTAGCAATCCTAGCCGCACAAATTATTCTAGTTATTTGCCCGATGTTTATGCCGGCCACCCTAACCGTTTAGAGCGTTACGGACAGTACGATACCATGGACAGTGACTCGGAAGTCAATGCCGCTTTTGATATTTTAGCAGAGTTTTGTACACAAGTTAATGAAGAGAACGGCACAAGTTTTCAAATCTTTTTCAAAGAACAAGCCACTACAACTGAAATTAAGGTCATTAAAAGGTATCTACAGCAGTGGGCTAAACTTAATAAATTCAACATTCGCATGTTTAAGATTGTGCGTAATGCTTTCAAATACGGTGATAGTTTCTTTGTTCGTGACCCGGAAACACAGAGTTGGATGTATGTAGATCCAACCAAAGTAGATAAGATTATTGTCAATGAATCAGAAGGCAAGAAGCCCGAGCAATACATGATTCGTGACTTTAATCCTAACTTTGAAACACTGGCTACAACTGCTATTCAACCTAGCAATCAAAATGGCGGCGGTAGTCAATTTGGCGGTAGCTACGGTACAGGCCAAGGCGGTGCTGGTGGTTCACGAGGTATGGTCGGATCATTCCCAACAACTGCTAACTCTAGTCGCTTTGCAGAAAATCAAAATCAATATGCCATAGATGCACGCCACGTTATTCATATCTCAATGAGTGAAGGTTTAGATAACAACTTCCCATTTGGTAACAGTTTAATGGAAAGTATCTTCAAAGTATTCAAACAAAAAGAATTGCTAGAAGATGCTATTCTAATCTATCGTATACAACGTGCTCCTGAGCGTAGGGTATTTTATATTGACGTGGGTAATATGCCCAGTCACTTGGCTATGAGCTTTGTTGAGCGTGTTAAGAATGAAGTTAACCAAAGACGTATCCCCAGTGTTACAGGTGGTAGTCAAAGTGTTATTGACGCAAGTTATAATCCCCTAAGTATCAACGAAGATTACTTCTTTCCACAAACTGCTGAAGGAAGAGGATCTAAAGTTGAGATCCTGCAAGGTGGACAAAACCTAGGAGAGATTGATGATCTTAGATATTTTACTAATAAGCTGTTTCGTGCTCTACGCATACCTAGCTCTTATCTACCTACCGGATCAGACGACGGTGGAAGCAATTTTAATGACGGTCGAGTTGGAACAGCATACATACAAGAACTACGATTCAACAAATACTGCGAACGACTCCAAAGTCTCTTAAACGAACCATTTGATTCAGAGTTCAAGTTATATCTACATAACAAAGGTATCAATGTAGACAACAATATTTTTGAACTTAAATTCAATCCTCCGCAAAACTTTGCGTCATATCGCCAAGCCGAAATGGATACTGCCCGTGTTAATACATTCAACACAATGATGGCTATTCCTTATATCAGCAAGCGTTTTGCCATGGAGCGTTTCTTAGGATTAACCAAAGAAGAGATTGCACAAAATGCTACTCAATGGAAAGAAGAGAATATTGACGAAGGTGTTGCACTCAATGCTAGCAGTGAGCTACGCGGTGCGGGTATTACAGCCAACGGTATGGCTGGGGACATTGGCGATCTAGGATCAAGTGCCCTACCGCCAGAAGATATGGACGCAGGTGCCGAACCCGGCGGAGCTCCAGCCCCCGCAGGTGACGCAGGTACTACACCACCTCCTCCCGCATAAATACTCGACTATGATCCTAAGAGAATTCATTTATTTTGATCGTGACCATGCAGAGCCACAAGAAGATAACAGGTATATCAGTAAAAATGATACATCAGTTTTGAAGAAATCTGACCTGCGTAAGACTCGTTTAACACTACGTATGATCAATGATATACGTAAAGCAGGCGAAGTTCACGATAAAGAAAGACGTGAAGAACTTGGTCTTGTAAGAAAAATGTACGCGGCACCACCGCCCGATGCGGCTCCTCAATAACGTACAAGATAACTTTTCTGTCTCAAAACTAAATATTTTAGACAGAAAAAACAAAAAAACGCAATAATTTTTGCGTCATTACGGTCAAAACGGCTCGTTTTAGGCCTATTTCATGTACATATTTTTCCTAAGCCGTAAATACACTACAGCCTTGCCGCTACCTAACAGGAGAAAATAAAAACATGTCTACAAAATTTGAACAATTATTAGACTATCTCGTAAATGAAGATATGGAAAAAGCCAATGAACTTTTCCACGAAATCGTTGTTGAGAAGTCAAGAGATATCTATGAGAACCTTATCGCTGAAGAAGACGATGAGATGGACGAAGCCATGGATGACGAAATGGATGAGTCTGCCGAAGACGAAGAAATGGACGAGTCTAAAGAAGAAGACGAAGAAATGGACGAGTCAATGAAAGACGAAGAAATGGACGAGTCAGATGAAGAATTAGAAGATTCATACATGATGGACGGTGACAACACCGGTGATTCAACTGACGACTTCGGTGGTGAAATTTCCGCTGACGGTGATAATTTTGATGCACCAGAAGATGACGAAAACGGTCACGAAGGACAAGAAGATTCAGCAATCATGGACATTAAAAATGCTATCGCTGAACTAGAAGCCGCATTTGCAGAACTAGAACAAGCCCAAGGCGGTGAAGAAGCCGACATGGGAATGGACAGTGAGTTTGGTGACGAAGAAGGCGAAGACGAAATGATGGGCATGCCTATGGAAAATCGTCGTGTAACTCGCGAATACGTTGAAAAAGTAAATCACAACTACAGTGGTAATACACAAAAACAACAAGGTCAATATGCTGGTGCCGGTACAGGCGAAAAGCAAAGTGCACCTGTTGAAGGTCGTAGCCCAGTAAGTTCTGGTAAAGGTAAGCCAACAACTGGTGCCTCTGCTAGCAACATCTTAGGCGATCAAAGCACAGGAGAAGGTACAAATGTTGGTACTAGCCCAGCTGGTAAAGCAGGCGGACTAAGCCCAGAAAAGGGTGAGTTCTCAGGCAATGACTGGAAAACAAATAGTGCACCTGGCGGAAAAGCTGGTGTTAAAAACCTAAAGAAAGTTGGAGCTGGATATCCTGGTAACAATAAAACTGCAGGCCCAGTAGGTTCTGGTACAGGTGATAAGGCTGGTCAAACCAGTGTTAGCTCTGACAAGCCTTTCCTAAAGAAACTATAATTAGAGAAGCAGGATGCATCAAATAAGCTATCTACGTGAACACCTAAGTTTCGATCAAGCTGGAGTTATACTCGAGTCTGACGACAAGGATGGTAAGAGCCTTTACCTAAAAGGTATTGCCATCCAAGGTGGTATTCGTAATGCAAATCAACGTGTTTACCCAGTAGACGAAATTGAACGTGCAACTAAAACATTAAATGATCAGATTCAAAATGGTTATTCAGTTTTAGGAGAAGTTGATCATCCTGATGACCTTAAAGTAAATTTGGACCGTGTATCACATATGATCACTCAGATGTGGATGGAAGGTCCTAATGGTTATGGAAAGATGAAAATCCTTCCTACACCGATGGGTAACTTAGTTCGTACTATGCTTGAAAGCGGTGTAAAACTTGGTGTTAGTTCTCGTGGTAGCGGCAACGTAAACGACATGAACGGCCATGTATC